AGCAAACGCAGAGGTCTGAACAGACTCACCATTAGCTTGTGTCCATTTGATAGAGCAGGTATGAACAGTCTTTCCTGCAGAACCAAAAGCTCTAGCATCACCGATATTAACCAGTTCAGCACGAACAGCTATAAGGTTAGTACCGTCTTTCAAAGTAATCTTTCGCATATTTTCCATAGTACAATAGTTTTTTCTTACCCCATTAGTGAATGCAGATGGCGGGGTGAGTTCCCTCTGCAATTTTTAGTGGTCGCTTTTTGTTGGGGTGGTCTTCACACTCGACTACACAAAATATTTTTAAAAAAAAATAAATTTTACTTGACATCAGCATATTGATTGTTGTATATTTGCATCGTCTTACTCAAGAATGCAGCATCTAAGACTGCGAGATTATGTTATTAGATCTGTTGAGCGACATTATAGGTTCTTAGTTGTAACTTCAGGTAATCACTCCTGTTGGATCAGCTAGATATTAATATACTCAAAAACTACGATGTAGGTAAATGGTCAGAGTTTTTGACTTCCAAAAGGAAGTGTTTTTACGAGGTGAAGATCAAAATGCAAAAAAAATGGGAGAGGAAGGCATTAGCATGGAACACGAATTTGAATATCCTAAGTTTGAATTTAACCGTGAGCTTATATATGTTGATGATCAAGCATTAGTTCGTATAGTTATGAGGTCTATGGTTTATGATGGTTTTAAGGATCTTGTAGAAGTTGAGCTTGAAAGCCATTATGTTTTTAATGGAGATAAGGATGTAGATACAGAGATGCATCTTAGTATGGAGTTTCATGACAAGTGCTTTAAGGTGTTTGTAGGTAATGAAGATCCTGATGATATAAATATGGATAATAAAAGATTTGAATAATGGAAATAAGTATTGACGTAGAGAGTAAGGTTATAACTATTCTTTATAAGGATGATATAGATCTTAAAGAGGCTGTTAGTAGAGCAACATGTATGATGGAGCACATGAAAGGTTATAGAATGAATATTGTATCGATAAGTGATCCAACAGGTGTTTTTAGTACTGATTTATAATATTATTAGTTAATATGCTTGACATCTTAATGTAATATGTTATATATTTGTAAAAAATAAAGAGATGGAAAGAGTATTTAATCTTAGAGGTACTGAAAAAGCATTTTTTAACATGTATGTTGGAATTATGGGATTACAGTCGCCTATGAATAAACTCAGGAAGCAAGAACGTCAGGTATTAGCTGAAATTATGTATCAGAATAGTATTATATCTAAGGATTACAAGAATCCTGAAGATCCTAAGAAATGGAAAGCAATCTTCTCTTATGAGAACAAAATTATAATGGCTGAGAATGTAGGTAATATGTCTGAAGCTAGTTTTGCTAATTGTTTAACTTCTTTAAGGAAGTATGGCTTACTTGATGGAGATAATTACTTGCATAGTAATCTTAAGGTATATCCTAATAAGAAAAATGGAATAATCTTCAATTTTGCAGTTAAAGATGCAGGACAAATTGTTTAAAGAATTTTTAAAAGAAGTGGCAGATAAACATGGTATATCTACAGCTGTTCTTGAAAGAGCATGGAAAAACCAGTTTAAGGTAGTAAGAGATGCTATTGCTAAGAGTGTGAAAGAAAAGAATGATAGTTTTAAGACCGTATATCTTAGGAATCTTGGTAAATTTGTTCCAAGGTATTCTGAAATGAAATATATGAATAATGATAAAGGAGATAATTAACGGTTGGAAAAATTATATTGTTAAGAATCCTCTTGTAGAAGAGGAGGCTAAACGTAGAGCTAAGATATGTGCAGGTTGTAAACATTCTAAAGATGATTTTGATATACCTAGATGTGGTATATGTAATTGTCCACTTGCAATGAAAACTAGAAGTAGTAAAAGTGAATGCCCTAACCCTAAAAATGAAGGAGGAGCGAAATGGTAATGTATGTATTAAATATCATTAATGATAATGAATTAGAAGATGTCATTGAAGGTGTCGATGAGATAAAACAATATCTTAAGGATAAGGAAAGTGATAAAGAAGAGTATAATCTTGAGGGTTATACAATGAGCATGACAACTGATTATTATGAAGATGAGTGAGGAGGTGAGGAATGAGGAAAAGGTCACTGATAGCGGGATTGTATATTTTGAGTATCCTGTTGGTGATAAAACTTTCAAAATGTTTGTTAGTTCTGACCCGAAGTGTCTTGAGGAAGAAGGAGAGACACATGAGGAGTTTAGACAAAGAGGGAAGATGAATGAGGCTTCTTTGAAACGTTATAAGAGAGGGAGAATGTACTGGAACCCACATGTTATGGGAAACCAAAAGGGTCTGGTATGTAATGATAGAAATCGTGCTACTGTAAGTGCGTATATTGAACAAATGCAAAAAAAGCAAGATGAGCAGCAATAAAAAAGTATTAACGAGTAAAGATATTAAGTGCACCCCTTCAGGGTCACGGATTATAACAAGAGCATATATTAAACCACAGAGTACAATTATTACGCTTGATAAGAAGGAGATTGTACCGTGTGTTGAGGTTATGAAAATTGGTCTTAATGTTAAGGAGATTAAAGAAGGTCAGTGGATTTTGGTAAGGCATGATGTGCAGCCTGGTCAGTTTAAGTATGGAAACGAATTGTTTTATATGTTCCAAGAGTCTGATGTTGTTGTGTATTTTGATGAGCAACCTGATTATGCTGATATTATTGGTACGGACACGGCAATTGTACGTGATCTTACTGAGTATGTGAAAGTAGATAAGATGAGTAAACTAAAGGCTAAGATTTCTGAGAAGGATGAGTCTGAAGTTCTTGCTGAAACAACAACTATTCTTGATCCTGATGGAAACAAAGTAAATTAATGAAGCATATATTTGAAACGGACGAGCAGGGCAATTTTATAATTGCTCCGCAAGTCCTCTCAATTAAGGAATTTGCAACGCTTCATAAAAAGCGTAAAAATAAAGCTCTTGTGAAAGCAGAGCTTTCTGCTATCTGGTTTTTTATAGATATGCGGTCTCCTTATATGCGTGTAGATGAGGATGAAAGATGGAAGTGTATACAGGATGATGTTCTTTATATGTATCCTGATTGGGAACCTGACCAATTAATAAATGCTTGTATTGAGAAGTACAGGGAAATGAGTAGGACACGTTCAATGGATACGTTAGATGCTGCATGGATAGCACAAAAAGAGCTGGATCAGTTCTTAAGTAATGTAGATCTTAATGAGCGTGATAATAATAACAAGCCTGTTTTTAATGCAAAGCAGGTAATGGATATGCTTAATGGTGTTCCAAAAACTGTTAAGTCATTACAGGATACACAAAGGCTTGTAGAAAATGAAATTGCAGAAAGTTTAATACTTAGAGGAGGACGCGAGAAAGCAGAATTTGAAGATGATAATACCAACCCAGACTGATACTTCAGAGGAAAGAGGGTTGCTTGACAATCTAACCTTTGATAGTAGTGTGCGTATAAATAGTATTAATGATGATGATCTTAGGTCTGATATTATTGCTGCTATTTCTGAAATCCCTTTTGTGTATAATATGCTTAAGAAGGATAGAAGACGTTCATCTGATCTTGAAAAGGATAGTCAAGGTAGAATAAAGGTTAATTTAGAACATCCTCATATTCTTGAGGATATGGATTACTTTCGTGAACGTGCTTTACATTTTAAAAAGCATGGTACGTATACTAATATTATTCCTAATAGACATCAGACTTCAAGATATATGAAGTTCTGGAGAGAGGAACAACGTAGGTGTAGAGAAGGTTTTGTTAGAAAGAGTGACGGTGAATGGGTATCGGGTTATTACTATTGGTATCTTAATTACTGTCCAATATTGATGACTCAAGATATACCGCTAACTCCTGAAGAACTAGAAAATGATGCAATGAATGTTCAAGCTGAACGTGTTGAGGATTTTCCTAGAGTTTGGGACAGTGATTACTTATGGTATCATTATGTTGAACAAGCAGAGCAGCGTGGTATGCATTGTGCCAATATGAAAACAAGGGGTAGAGGATATTCATTTAAAGGATCAAGTAAGGGTACAAGAAACTACTATCACTATAAAAGGAGTAAGTCTTATGCAATAGCATCGGAAGGTGAGTACTTGTATGAAGATGGTATCTTAAGTAAAGCATGGGATACGCTTAACTTTATTGATAACTATACTCCTTGGAGAAAGTCTCGTGATTATGCAGATAGGAATGACCACAAAAGAGCATCTTATAGAGACCCTAAAACAAACACTGAGAAAGGTATACGTTCTGAAATACTTGGTGTAAGTACAAAAGGACAACCTGAAAGAGCAAGGGGAAAGCGTGGTAAACTTGTATTGTTTGAGGAAGCTGGTAAGTTCCCACATTTACTAAAGGCTTATGCAATTGCAAGACCATCTGTAGAACAGGGTAGTAGAACATTTGGTACTATTATCGTTTGGGGTACAGGTGGTACGGAAGGTGCTGACTTTTCAGGTATCAAAGAGTTGTTTACTAAGCCTGGTGCATATAATATATATGGTATGCGTAATGTGTTTGACCGCAATGCACCATCTACATCCATATGTGGATATTACTGTGGTGAATATATGAATCGTGAGGGTTGCTATGATGAGAATGGTAATTCAGATGTAATAAAGGCACTTGTTGAGGTATTTACAGCAAGAGGTATAATTGCTAGAGGTACTGATGATCCGAATGCATTAATACAAGAAAAAGCTGACCGTTCTATCACACCGCAAGAAGCGATGATGAAAAAGGAAGGTCATTTATTTAATATAGAAGACCTTAAGATACATGCTTCAGAAGTAGAAACAAATCCTAAACAGTTTACAGATGCTACTTGGAAAGTAAAGATGTTCTTTCAAGATGGTGAAGTAAAATGGAAGATATCTGATATACCTCCTATACGTCAATTTCCTGTTATGGATGTAAAAGACCTTGAGGGATGTGTTGAGATATTTGAGCATCCTATAAAAAATGATGACCATATACAGGCAAATGTTTATATAGCAGGGTGTGACCCTTATGATGATGACATGTCTACAGGACCATCATTAGGAAGTATACTTATAATGAATCGTCTTACAGGTAGAATAGTTGCTGAATACACTGGAAGACCAAGAACTGCAGAAGCATTTTATGAGATCTGTTATAGATTGATGAAATACTATAATGCAAAATGCAACTACGAGAATAATAAGAAAGGTATGTTCCAATACTTTGACAGAATAAACGCTACATATATGTTGTGTGATACACCTGGTATTCTTAGGGATATGCAGATCACAAAACGTGTAGGTTACGGAAATGCTGCAAAAGGAACACATACAACTAAAGCTGTAAACGGTTGGAGAAATAGTTTGATACGTTCATATCTTATGGAACAAGCTTACGGCAAAGAAGAAGGAGAGAGGAATTACAGCACAATAGTATCACCAGCAATGCTTAAAGAGTTGATAGCGTATGACCCCAATGTGGGCAACTACGATAGAATATCATCGTTGGGTATGTTACTGATCTATCGTGTAGACCTTGAGAAATACGGATTAGAGGATGAAGATCTCATTGAAAATGATAATGGTAAAAAACAAATAGACCCTTTCTTTTTAAAAATAAGGTCTAGTATGAATGATAGATTTGTACCGACTATAAACGAAGAAAGACAATCTATTAGGTCAAGAATTAAAAGACGATGATTACAATTGACAATGAGGACTTCCCCTCTCAAAAGAAAACTGAAAAACAAAAGACTGAAAAGTGGGCAAAAAGGTGTGTAAAAGCAGCTACCGACATGGGTCTTTATAGTAGTGCATTTTATAGTGACTATCGTGAGATAAGAACCAATCTAGATTTGTATAATAACATTCTTGATAAAAGTGACATGCTTTCAATGTGTGACCCTTTTGGACTTTCAAATAATGATTTTCCTTTTGAGCCACAACATTATCCTGTTGCAAACAATAAGATTAATCTACTCTTAGGTGAGGAGATGAAAAGAAAGTTTGATTGGCGAGTAAGAGTAATTAATCAAGATGCTGTAACACAAAAAGAAAATGATATTCGTGATGAAATAAGACAACGATTTGTTGAGTTTTCTACAAAGGGTCTTCCTGAAGATCAGCTTGCTGAAAAGATACAAGAACTTGATAGTTATCTTAGGTATGATTATCAAGACATGCGTGAAAAAAGAGCAACACAGCTTTTGAAGCATATGGTAGAAAAAGAAAATCTCAAGTACAAATGGAACATGGGATTTCTTGATGGTTTGATTACAGGTAGAGAAATTTATAGTCTTGATATTGTAAATGGTGACCCACGAATTAGAAAGTGTAATCCTGCTAATGTTAGGATTATTCGTAAAGGGCAATCTGTTGATGTTCAAGATGCTGATATTATTATTGAGTGGGGATATCATTCAAGAAAGAATGTAATTGATGACTACTCTGACTATTTAGCTGACAAAGATGTTGCTGAGATAGAAAGAATGGACACAACACTGAGTTCTTCTTCAGGTGATGAAGCAATTGCTCAAGGTAAAGAGCCTGATTTACTTGCTGGTACGTTTAGTATGATTGAAGATGCTGATGGTAATTTATCACCTTCTAATCTTTCAAGTGCTGAGTTATTGTTATCTCCAGTTCTTGAAGATGGTAGTATACTTGTTACAAGAGTAGTTTGGGCATCTTATAGAAAATTAGGTAAGCTAAAATACTATGATCGAAAGACAGGTGAAGAACTTTACAAATGGGTAGATGAGTTTTATAAACCTCGTATTAAAAATGGTGAGGAGATTGAGAAATACATTTGGGTAACTGATTGGTGGGAAGGTACACGTATTGGTGAAAATATCTTTGTTAAGATGCGTCCTTTTCCTGTAAAAGCTTACGGTATGAATAACCCTACTGGTACAATATGTCCTTATGTAGGAGGTGATTATACTCAAGAAGGTGAACCAACAACTTCTCTTATGGGAAGAATGAAGCCTTATGCTTATTACTATGACTTTTTAATGTTTAAGCAGTGGGAAACACTTACTAAACATAAAGGTGTAGTAGGATATCTTGATCTTGCAATGATACCTGAAGGTTGGGAAACTGAAGATGCACTTTACTTTGCTGATAAAATGGGATGGTTACCAATTGACTCATTTAAGGAAGCAAGAAAAGGAGCAGCTACAGGAACACTTGCTGGAAACATGAATGCTAATAGAGCACCTATGAATTTTGATATGGGTAACTATTTACAGCAGAACATGATGATACTTAACTTTATTAAAGAAGAGATAAGTAATATATCAGGAGTGAGTCGTCAGCGTGAAGGTGCTATTTCAAGTAATGAACTTGTAGGTAATACTCAAAGGTCTGTGATGCAATCTTCGCATATTACTGAACTTTATTTTCAGTTTCACGAGAGGATTAAAACATCTGTTTTAAGTGCTACTCTTGAGGTTGCAAAGCATGCGTATCGTGATAGGTCATTAAAGGTTCAATATATTACTGATGATCTTTCTCAAATGATTGCAGAAATAGATGGCGATATGATACGTGAAATGGATTATGGTATAACTGTAGGTTCTAGTATGGAGTACGAACAACTACATCAAACTATGATTCAGCTTGCTCAAGCAGGTTTGCAAAACGATAAAATAAACTTTTCACAGATAATGGATATTCTTACTGACTCTAGTATTAGTTCTGTTAGACGTAAAATAGAAAATGCTGAACGTCAGAAATTGGATCAAATAAAACAAGATTCTGAACAACAGCAAGCAATGATGCAACAACAGCAGCAAGCAATGCAGCAGGTTGAGGCAATGAAGAATGAGGGCAAGCAACAAGCAGAGCAATTTAAAGCTGATCTTGTACTTGAACTTGAAAGGGTTCGTAGCGAAGGAAAGATTGATCTTGAAAAAGTGAAAGCAGAACTTCAAATGGATCTTAAGATGACAGAATCGTCAGATACTGTTATGAAAACGATGAGCGATGTTGAAAAACTCGGCATGCAACTAAAGCATGAGGTAAGCGAGAATGAGTTGGACAGACAAAGTGAGGAGGAAATTGAAAAATTAAAACTCAAAAAGTCTATAAAGACCAACACTTCTCGATAGAGGAGGGTATTGACATTGGATGTTAATTAGTATAATTTTGTAAATTATAAACATGGAGTTTAATAACGAAGAAACTTTAGGAGGTTTTAACTTTGACATCGAAGGTGTTGAAGATGCTGGAACCTTTGAAATAGAATTAAATGAAGGTGCACCTGCATCTGCAGCAGAACCTGCCATAAAACCAACTATAGAAAAAGATGGTGATGGGGAGGCAGCAGACAGTCAACCTTCTGAAGGTACATTTGAAATCTCATTGAAAAGTGAGGTTGGCACATCCGATATGGAGGGAGAAACTGCTGGGAATGTATTTGAAGATATGCCGTCCTCTGAGAGTGCTCCCTCTTCTCCTCTTTTAACAAGGCTTGCCTCGGCACTCTATAAGGACGGTGTTCTTACTGGAGTTAGCGAGGAGGAAATCAAGGACGTAGATATACCAAAACTTGCAGACATGATAAAAGGTACAATCAAGCAGAATGAATATTCTGATCTTGATCCTCGCACAAAAGAAGCATTAGATGCTATTCGTGCAGGTGTACCTGTTGATAATGTTGTAAGACACCATAATGCTGAAATCAAACTTGGTGACTTTACTGAAGATAGATTTATCGAATCTGATGTAGATGATGAAGCTGTTGCTGAAGATAAAAAGGCAGTTAGACAAAGTTTGATTTTTAATGATCTTTTAGCAAGAGGTTATTCTAAAGAAGATTCTCAAAGACGAGCTAATCAATCTTTTAATTCAGGAGATGATGAAGCTGATGCAAAACTTGCACTTGACAGCCTTAAAAAAATAGCTATCCAGCGAAAGCAATCGGAAGTTAAAGAGGCAGAGTTAAATAAAGTTGCATATGAGGAGCGAAGGAATGATCTTATTAAGAAGGTTACTGAACTTAAGGAAATAATGCCTGGAGTCGCTGTAACTGAAGAAACTACAAAATGGATGGCAGAAGCTATGACAAATCCTACAGGTAGAACAGAACAAGGAACACTTAGAACAACTGTTTCCGATAAACGTTCTGAAAGCCCGTTTGATTTTGATACGCGACTTCACTATTTTATAAAAATGGGTCTCTTTGATGAGAAACCAGATACGTCCCTGTTTACTAAACGCTCTATGAGCAATGCTGTGCAGGAACTAGAAAAGAGCCTTTCTACAGAAGGGATCTACGATGCAGGGAAGGGAGCTTCCCTAGAGGGTATCACCGAAAGAGAAATGAAGAGCAATTATCTTCGTCTTCTTGATGGTGTTGATATCTAAATTTAATTGAAACAAAAAATACGCTAAAAAATGGCACTTCAATTTTCAGAGTTTCAAATGTATGATGCACAGCACTGGTCAGGATTGACAACTGCAAACCATCTACATAGCATTTATCAGGGTCGTCCACAGAAGGCTACTGATATTATGCGAAGAATCCACACTACCAACTTTGGTACTGATTTGGATTCTCAATTATCAAAATACAAGGTTAAGTACCTTGATACTGATGACGATTTTACATGGGAACTTGTTGGTTCTGGTAAAAAGAATGTTCCTCTAATAGAGGCACGATTGACTCCAGCTGGAGCAGCTGTTGCTGTAGGTGATGAGCCAGGTAGAAATGTTACTACTTTCTACATGGTATTCCCAGAGCGATGGTTTACTGATGAGCATATCATTGTTGGTCACAAGAATGAAATGTATTCTTTGCAGATCCAATCTGATCCTATCGCTGATGGAACAAACTGGATTTACGAAGTTAAATTGATCACTGGAGACACTGATCTTTTTGTACCAGTTGAGGAGCTTGCTTCAGGTAAGCGATGGAGCCGTGAGTGGTCTCTTGTTGAATCTACTCTTTCTAAGAAAGGTGGTGGTATCAACTTTGAGTCTCCATTCGGAATGAGAAACACTTTCTCTATGATTCGTATGCAGCATACACTTCCTGGCAACATGATCAACCGACCATTTGCTACAGGATTCAAAGTAAAAGATCCTAACACTAATAAGTTGGAGAATTTTGTTACTTGGATGCAGTACGAAGATTACGTATTCGATCAGCAGTATCGTCTTGAAAAGAATCGTCTTTTGATGTTCGCAAGAAGCAACAGAGGAACTAACGGACAGTATTACAACTTTGGTAAGTCAGGTCACGTTAAGAAGCAAGGTGCAGGTATCCGTCAGCAGATGGAAAGCTCTGGTACTGAGTTTTACAGTGACTTTTCTATTGAGTGGTTACTTTCTACATTGACTGACCTTTCTGAAGGAAAACTTCCTACAGATCAGCGTCACTTTGTGGCACGAACAGGTGAGCGAGGAGCAATTCAGTTCCACCTTGCACTAGAGAACCACGTACAATTGTTCCGTCCATTGTTTGACGCTACTCGTATGTTCTCTACTTCTGAGAATGGAGGAATGGCAGGAGTTAAGATGGCTTACGGTTACGGAGGTCAGTTCCTAGATTATATGGGACCTAACGGTATCCGATTCTCTATCTCTGTAGATAGCATGTATGATGATCGTGAGCGAAACAAGATTCTTCATCCTGATGGAGGTGTTGCTGAGTCTTACCGATATGACATCATGGACATTGGTACTACTAATGGAGAGCCAAACATTCAGAAGTTTTATGTTAAGAGTTCTGAAAACATTTACGGTTACGAGCCAGGATTGCGAGATCCTTACTCTGCAACAGGTAAGATGTCACCAATGAGTCACGCAACTGATGGATATACTATCCACCGAGGATGTCAAGTAGGTGTTGCTGTGTATGACCCAAGTCGTACTAAGTCACTTATTCCAAACATCCTTTTTTAATAGCTAACGTTTAAGAAGAGGACAAATGGCAGGTAAACAAAAAGTAACAGCGAAGGTAGAATCAGGGGTAGTCGAAGAGACTACTCCTGTATTCGCCCTTCCTAATAAAAAAGTAAAAGTGCTTCCAGTAGTAAAAAAGTCATGGTTACCGAAAGGTCACGAGGCTGAATTTCTATATAAGCATTCCGTAAATACATTTACTATACCTAAAAGTGCAGTAAATGGATCTTACGTAAATCCACTTTCAAAAGAAGAACAAGATCACCTTGAAGGTCATCCAGGTCTTTCTTTGTCTGCAGGAGATTTATCGGTACACAAAAGAGAAAATAACTTTTGGAAGTCAATCTTTAAACCGATTAGACTTTCTAAAGATGCAAGAACACTTAATCTTTCTGACCCAATGGATTATATTACTTATAAGGTACTTCTTACAAATGATGATTATATCGCACCCGATGCATATAGTTCTCAAAGAAAGGCTTCATATAAGTATATGATTGTTGAGGAAGGATACGAAGATTCTAAAAAATCAAGTAGCGCAAACATTGTTGCTGATGCATATCTTGAGTATTCTAAAATACGTGAAGATAAAGTTGCATTAGGTGACATTCTTTTCTTGCTTACTAATCAGCGTGTGTCACCTAGTTCGACACTTATTTGGTTACAAGGTCAGATTGGAGATTTTATCGCTGCAAACCCTAAAAGATTTATCGAAGTTGTTAATGATAAAGATTTAATAACAAGGGTTCTTATAACAAAAGGGTTGACATACAATGCCATCCAAAAAGATGGTACTGCGTATCGTACAATGGGAGGTGACTTAATGGGAGTTGACTTGACTGCTACAATTGCATTCTTGAACAACAAGCAGAATGGTGATCACAGAATCCTCATTGAAACAATGATTGCTAGAAGCGAAGGTAAATAATGGATGTTACTGAGATATTGAGTTATATGAGGTTGCGTTACGATGCTTATACATCGCAAGACGCACCAGGCTATGATGATGCCGATCTTTGTGCACTTTTCAATAAGGCACAAAAGGTATTCTGTAAGTCTCTTTATAACGAGCTTGCTAATCCTGCACATAAAGGTGCTGAAGAAAGCGAAAAGCGTTCTAAGGATCTTGTGCAGTTAAAGGCTCACTCAACTCTCTCTAACTTTTCTACTGGTGACCAACCTAATTCACAATTAGTAGAACTTCCTAACGATTTATGGGTAGCACTTAAAGAAGAATGTGATATAAACTACACTAACAGTTGTGGTGAAGCTATCACAAACTATCGTACTCCTGTAAAACC